AGAAGGTGTAAACGAACAACTGGTTCAAGTTGTGAAGGACGCAATTGAGTTGACTAAAGTAGACTTTGGTGTGACGTTTGGATTACGAACATTAGAAGAACAAAAGAAACTCTATGAGTCAGGCCGATCACAAACTATGAAATCTAAACACCTAGAAGGACGTGCAGTAGACTTGGTAGCTTACTTTGGTTCCGATATTTCATGGGAACTAAATGTCTATGATGACATCTGTGATGCAATGGCAGAAGCAGCCAGACGTAATACATGCCCTATCAAATGGGGTGCGGCATGGTCTGAAGGAGACATCAGAACATATTCAGGAACTGCAGAAGATGCAATGAATGCATATGTTGACCTACGTAGATCAGAAGGACGTAGGCCATTTATTGATGCTCCACATTTTGAAATGATGTAATATGGCTAGACAACTAACAGAACAACAGCAAAAGTTTTTGGATGTGTTATTTGATCAGGCAGGTGGAGATATACCACTTGCTAAGAAACTTGCAGGATATGCAGAGACAACATCTACTACGCATATTATCAAAGGTTTGAAAGAAGAGATCATTGATGCTACGCAGACGTACCTGTCTCGTAATGCTCCAAAAGCAGCAATGGCTATGGTGGGTGCGTTATACGATCCTACTGAGTTAGGTATTCGTGATAAGATGCAAGCAGCCAAAGAGTTGCTTGACCGCACAGGTTTGGTAAAGACTGAGAAGATGCAAGTTGAAGCCAAGGGCGGTGTAATGTTAATGCCACCTAAACAAACGGAAGAAGATGACTAAACCATTAAAGAAATGGAAGTTACCCCAACCAACTGACATAAAAGAAGACAACGAGTGGATACCCATTCCACGTATATCCAGAACAATTCCATTTGGATATGACATAGACCCCGATGATCCAGACGTACTGTTGCCCAATGAGCACCAGTTAGATATGCTAGAGAAAGCAAAGCAATATCTAAAACAATACTCATATCGTGAAGTAGCCAACTGGCTAACACGAAATACAGGCAGAGATATATCTCACGTAGGTTTGAAGAAGCGGTTAGATAATGAGCGAACAAGAAAAAACAAAGCTGGAAGCCTTCGCAGATGGGCAGACTATGCGAAAAAGGCAATCGCCAAAGCGGAAGAGCTTGAAGCCAAACGGCTCGGTGCAAAAGCAAACAGCGAAGAAGAAACCAGCGCAGCCTAAACCAAATCCTGTAGTTGAAGAACTGCCTATTGAAGAAACGCATAATATTATCTTCAAGCCGAATACAGGACCACAAACTGACTTCCTAGCCGCAGGTGAGCGTGAGGTGCTATATGGCGGCTCTGCAGGTGGGGGTAAGAGTTATGCAATGCTTGCCGACCCTCTCAGATACATGGGCCACCCAGCCTTTTCAGGATTACTCCTACGGCATACCACCGAAGAACTTAGGGAACTTATATTTAAATCACAGGAAATGTACCCTAAGATTTGGAAAGGCATTAAGTGGTCAGAACGGAAGATGCAGTGGACTGCGCCATCTGGCGCAAGATTGTGGATGTCGTATCTTGATAAAGAAGACGATGTTTTGCGTTATCAGGGTCTAGCGTTTAGCTGGATAGGCTTTGACGAGTTGACACAATGGCCCACACCATTTGCGTGGAATTACATGCGCTCTCGCTTACGGTCCACTGCACCCGATCTTCCAGTGTATATGAGGGCTACTACCAACCCAGGAGGTAGAGGTCATCACTGGGTTAAGAAAATGTTTATTGATCCAGCCCCACACGGTAAAGCATTTGAAGCTACAGATATTGAAACAAGTGAGGTACTACGTTATCCTGCTGGACATGCCAAAGCTGGTAAGTCTTTATTCAAACGTAGGTTTATACCTGCCCGTCTTTCCGACAATCCTTACCTAGCTGAACAAGGTGACTATGAAGCAATGCTTCTGTCGTTACCAGAACAACAGCGTAGGCAATTGCTAGAAGGCGATTGGGATATTAAAGAAGGTGCAGCCTTCACAGAATTTGATAGGAATATACACGTTGTTGAGCCATTTAACATCCCTAATAACTGGGTTAAATTTAGAGCTTGCGATTATGGTTACGGTTCTTACAGTGGTGTGTTGTGGTTTGCCGTATCGCCTAATGAGCAACTTGTCGTATATAGAGAATTATACGTCAGTAAAGTTCTAGCTACAGATTTAGCAGATATGGTTATGGGGTTAGAGGCAGAAGATGGAAACATCCGATATGGTGTGCTTGATAGTTCTTTGTGGCATAAGCGTGGCGATACTGGTCCTAGCTTGGCAGAACAGATGATTCAGAAAGGATGTCGTTGGCGTCCATCTGACAGATCACGAGGTTCACGAGTTGCAGGTAAGAACGAAATACATAGACGTTTGCAGGTAGATGAGTTTACAGAAGAACCAAGAATAGTATTCTTTAACAACTGTACTAACACTATTGCACAACTACCTGCGCTACCAATAGATAAAAAGAATCCCGAAGACATTGATACAACTTCAGAAGACCACTTGTATGATGCTCTAAGATACGGTATAATGTCAAGACCAAGGTTTAGTGTATTTGATTATGATCCACATGGTACACCATCAACGGGTATGAGAGTTGCAGATAGCACCTTTGGATATTAAGGAAAATTAAATGGCAGAAGAAAACGACACATTTATTGAAGATGATTCAATTGTCTTAGATGATATTGATGAAGATGTAGCGGAAGATTCGCAAACAGAAAATATCATTCCATTTATTATGGAACGTTTTCATCGTGCAGAAGATTACAGGCGACAAGACGAAGAACGTTGGTTACGCTCCTACCGTAACTACCGTGGTATATATGGACCAGAGGTTCAGTTTACGGAAGCAGAAAAGTCTCGTGTATTTATTAAAGTAACTAAAACAAAAACACTTGCAGCATATGGTCAGATTGTAGACGTGTTATTTGCAAACAATAAATTTCCCCTGACTATTGATCCAACAGAACTACCAGACGGTGTAGTTGCAGATGTTAACTTTGATCCACAAGAACCAGAGCAACTACGTACTAACGCTATGGATGAAGCGGTTAACCCGTATGGTTTTGCAGGGGATGGACGTGAGATACCTGCAGGTGCTACAGCTAGAACTCTTGCTGAAAGCCTTGGTCCAATGGCAGATAAGTTTGAGGGTATCGACAATTTAAAAGCAGGTGTTGGTAAAACGCCTACCTCTGTTACATTTAGTCCTGCAATGGTTGCGGCTAAAAACATGCAGAAAAAAATACATGACCAACTAGAAGAGTCAAATGCATCTAAACATTTACGTAGCACTGCATTTGAAATGGCTTTGTTTGGTACAGGTATTATGAAAGGCCCATTTGCGGTAGATAAAGAATACCCTAACTGGAACGATGAGGGTGAATATGATCCTATATTTAAAACAGTTCCAAAAGTTAATCATGTATCTGTGTGGAACTTTTATCCTGACCCAGATGCAAACAACATGGACGAAGCACAGTATGTGATTGAGCGACACAAGTTGTCACGCTCTCAAATACGTGGGCTAAAGAAACGTCCTTACTTTCGTTCTACTGTAATTGATGAAGCAATTAGATTAGGCGAAAACTATAACAAAGAATATTGGGAAGATGATTTATCTGACTACGCACCAGAGCATGGTGTAGAACGTTTTGAGGTTCTTGAGTATTGGGGTATGGTAGATACCGAAACACTTGAAGAGCAAGGCGTAGATATTCCAGAAGAGCTAATGGCTATGGATGAGCTACAGGCAAACGTTTGGATTTGTAACGGTAAACTTATCCGTATGGTTCTTAACCCATTTAAACCTGCTACTATTCCTTATGTAGCATCTCCCTATGAGCTAAACCCATACTCCTTTTTTGGTGTAGGTATTGCCGAAAACATGGATGATACACAAACACTTATGAATGGCTTTATGCGTATGGCTGTAGATAATGCAGTTATGTCAGGTAACTTGTTAATTGAGGTTGATGAAACTAACTTAGTTCCAGGTCAAGACTTAACAGTATACCCAGGGAAAGTATTTAGACGCCAAGGTGGAGCACCAGGACAGGCTATCTTTGGCACTAAGTTTCCTAACGTTTCTGGCGAAAACATGCAGCTATTTGACAAGGCTCGTGTGCTTGCAGATGAGTCAACAGGCTTTCCATCCTTTGCACACGGACAGACAGGTGTTACAGGCGTAGGACGTACAGCTAGTGGTATTAGTATGCTTATGGGTGCTGCTAGTGGTGCGATTAAGAATGTTATTAAAAACGTAGACGATTATCTGTTACGCCCACTTGGTGAACGGTTATATCGTTTTAATATGCAATTTGATTTTGATCCAAACATCCGTGGCGACTTAGAAGTAAAAGCACGTGGAACAGAATCACTGATGGCTAACGAGGTACGTAGCCAAAGACTAATGCAGTTTATGCAGATTGCAAGTACCCCAACCCTTGCACCTTTCGCAAGATTCCAGTATATTATTAGGGAGATTGCTAAGTCGTTAGAACTAGACCCAGATAAAGTTACTAACAATATGAACGAAGCGGCAATACAAGCAGAGCTAATGAAACAGTTTCAACAGCCAACCCAACCTGAAGGAGCACCTGCTGGTGCAGACGCAGCAGACCCAACAGGAGCAGGTGGTGGTAACATAGGAACTGGTATGGCTCCGCAACCTAACGAACAAGGATTTAGTGGAAATGAGCAAGGACAAGGAGCACCTGAGCAAGCTCAAGGGGCTGGTGAGCAACCAGCGTCAGTGGGGCCAGTTCAGTAATTATATAGATTTTTTAATAGACCAACAGCATCGTGTTATGGAACAAACAGATAATGCGCTTGCAATGCACAGAGCACAAGGTGCTATATATACATTACGAAGATTAAAACTTTTACGTGATGAGGTACTAAAGCAGGATTAACATGGGCTTACTTACTAAACTTCTACAGAAAGCACCAGAGGCAGCACAGGCTGCACGTTCCGTTCCTAAACGAGAAATGAACCCTTTGATAAAACGAAGGGCAGAAGAACTTGCCAAAAAGATAGACGAAGAAAACCTAGATTCTGTAGATAGTAAAACCGTAGGAAAAATGTATTCTCCGCTTGTTTCTACTGCAGAACAAATGGACATTGGCCTAGAGGGAACTAAGGGTGAAAACATAGAAGCGTTTTTACGTAAACGTGCTCCCAATGTTACAGAAGCAGAAAAACAATTTTATGAACTAGGATTTGAGCCACAACGAAAGTACACACGTGAAGAAGTACTTGACGAATTAAAAGGTGTAAATACAGAATATACGATACGTAAAAAAGTACGTGAAGAAGATTATGACGATTTAAGCTGGGAAGACCAACAACGTCAACCTATTTTTGCAAATGAAGAAACTTATGAAGAAATTACTGTAAACGCTGATAAAGGTAGTATTCCATTAGGCGAAGAGGTAACACACTTTAGTCCTGAGACATTAGTACACACACGTCTATCTGTAATTAGTCCTTTTGACGAACCTGACTACAGAGCAGTGCTTGTAGAAGAAATACAAAGTGACCTCTATAGAATTGCTGAACTTTCAGACATGCAAATGCGAACAATAATGAATAAAACGTATACACCCTTTACGGGTTCTGTAGAAGAACTAAGACCTTTATCTGTTAATGAGCATGAAAAAATACAAGTACCAGCAATAGAATGGCATAAAACGGATATTGAACTTCAAACAGAAGAATTTGGTTTAGTTGTAGGCAATGAAAAAGGTCTTGCTGTTGTACTCAATGCGTTTGATAAACTAGAAAAGTTAGAATCTAATACACGTGTACAAAGTGTGTTAGAAAATACTAAACGTAATATACGTGAAGAAACACGACTAAAGTTAAAAGATGCTGGAATTATTGTAAGTGGTAAAGATAATAATGAATTAATAAAAAGAGCTTTTAAATATATATTAGAATTAGATGAAACAAACGTTGATCCTGACGAAATAGAAATGATGGGTGGATTAGTTGATTTCTTTGACTCAGCCGTAGACGATGTTGTTCCTGGAATTATGGAAGACTTTAATCAGCGATTAAAAAACAACATAGATATTAATAAAGGGTATAAAGGATACACGCCAGATGCTGATCCTAGAAAACCTGTTCCTGTAAAAACAAAAACAGATGTAGTTCGTAAGGGCATACTAGCTAACATTGTATATGCAAAAGAAAACGGCATTAATAAAATTCTTGTACCTAGCTACAAAGAAATTGCAGCACAAAGAGTTTCTACATTTGGTGACATTGCCCACAATATAAAAGACCAAAAGACTGCAGAAAAATATTTTAAACTGTACAATTCTAATTATGAAGATGCAGCAAACGAAGTAGCCCAAGACTATTTTGAAAAAGTGTTTAAGCCTATTTATGGTGATGCTTTGACGAAGGTACTAGGTACTTTGATAAAAGAAACAAAAGGCCAAATTAAAGTAGGCAAGAAAACTATGCCGTATAAAGATGTACTGCAAAACAAACAAGAGATGAAGACTCTTACTGAAATAGACATTACGGATTTTGAATTTGATCCTAAAAACGATGCTTTAAGATTTAACAGAGGTGGATTAGCAGCATGATGAATAGACCCAACTTAATGTACAAACAAGGTGGCCTCAATGATGAAGGTGGAGAAATAGATGAAGTATCGGGCAACAGGGTTCCTGTCGGTGGTACAAAAAAAGGTGTTCGTGATGACATTGACGTTAACATGAGTGCAGGTGAGTGGGTAGCAGATGAAGCTACTACACGCTATCATGGTCTTAAAACATTCTTAGGTATGCGTGACGAAGCCTTGATGGGCATGAAGAAAATGGAAGCAATGGGATTGATGGGTAATTCTGATGAGGCTACACTACCAGATGACATGCCATTTGGTATGGCTGATCTTCTTCTTGTAGAGATTGACGAAAAGAATGGTAAGCAGCGTGAACTAAACATGCAGGACGGTGGTTTTGTAAGTGGACAAGAAGGCGAAACTATTTCTCTTGAGGGTCAGCAGCAAGCTACACCAACTAAAGCACGTAGAAAAGTAACCTTTGATGAAGTTATGGCAGAAGCCAAAATGGAGTTTAAAGAGTATCGTAACGCTGAAGGACAGAGCCTTATGGTTCCGTTTATTGGTGGTGTACCTCTTTATCCTATTCCAGAAGGTTATACACTATACACAGGTGAAGGTAGTGAAATTGGTGAAACAGAATTACCAGACACAGGTGCAGAAGCAATTACACCATCTGCACGTGATGATGATGACGATGACACTAACTTAACAGCATATCGTGCAACTAAAAAAGATACGTCTATCCAGTGGGATACTTTGTCAGATGAAGACTTTTTAAAAGAAGCAAATGCACGTAATGGCTTTGGTCGTAACTTAGCAATGGGTGTAGCATCTTTGATTAGTCCATTTGCTGCTGTAGGTATGGCTGGACTAATGCGTATGGAAGACAATAAAGTTCTTGCAATGGCACGTACTCGTTTGGCTAACTTACCAAAAGGTTCTGCACAAAGAGCACAATACGAAAAAATGATTGAAGCCTATGAAGCACGTGGTAAAGGTTTGTTTGGTGGCATCATTGGTAAGATTGTAGATACACTGGGTAACATTTTTGGTTCTACAGAAGAACAAAAAAAGAAAGGCCAGAATGCAAACTTAGTTGGTAGCAGTGGTCTTGTAGTTGGTAAGTATAGTGCTAATGGACAAATCACAGAAGCAGGTACAGCAGCAGTAAACGAAGGTATTGTAGATGGTATTAGTAAAGATCAGTATTTACAAGCCATAACTGATTTAGAGTCAAGTGATCCTGAAGTTAAGAAAGCTGCACAAAACATATTGGCTAAACACATTGGTCAAGAGTTAGGCAACTTTGTTGATCCAAGTATTATGAATGCGGTACAAACTGGTATTGGTGGTAGAACACCAGAACAAACACGTGTTGATCTTGTTAACATTGCGTACCAACCAGCTACTGTAGTAAAAGAACAGCTTGATGCTTTGACACAAGGACAAAAAGATTTCTTGGGTTATACATCTGGTATTGATCCATCTGAAGCATTGGCAGTACGGCAAAATGCCGAAAGAACTATTGCTGATCCAAACGCAGGTTTACAAGAAGTACAACAAGCAGAACAGGCACTAGCAAATTTAGAAACTACACCTGTAAGTAATTATCTCGATGTTGTTGATTTTGGTCGTGAGCAAGTAGCAGAGATATTACCAACAGATACACCTAGACTAGAAGTACAAAATCGTTTTATTGATGAGCCTCAAGGAACAATGGATAGAGTAGGTGAGTATGGACTTACTGAAGAATCTCGTGCTGCTTCACGTGAGCGTAGAGAAGACGGTACAGCAATAGGTATGCTAGACACTTCTGATAGTACACGTGCTCCTATTACACGTGACTTTACTGCAGATGCACTTACCGTTGATGGTCAACAATTAACTACTCCTAGCACACAGACACAAGAACAAGCACGAGAAAATCAAATTAGTAGTTTAGTTTCTGCTGGCGTAGATAGAAATTTAGCAGAAGCTGCAATTCCTACGGCAATTGTTCCCGAAGTAACTGTAACAGAACAACCTGATGTAGAAGCACTGGAAGGGCCAGAAGCTGCAGCAGGTGCAGTAACGAGTGTTATATCACCAATTCCAGCACAACCTGCGGTTACAACAACTGAGCTACCAGCAACAACAACAACTGATACACTTCCAAAAGAAGATGATCCTGCATACCCAGAATACTATGCTAAAAGAATGTTGCCTAGCCCATTTGAGGGGGTCAGTGCAGATGGTACAGGTACAGTTACAGGTACAACTACAGATCAAACAACAGAAGCATTAGGAACATCTGTTTCACCTTTTGCTGCAGGACAGCAAGGTGCGTTAGACACAACTACCCCTTCACCCTTTGCTGAAGGTCAACAGGGTGCAGCGGAAGCAACTACTATTACATTGCCTCAGTTTGATAGTTCTACTGTAAAAGAAATTGCTGAAGCAAATGAAGATGCATATATGGCAGAAGCATTTGGTGGTGCGGCTGGGCCTACCGCAACTACATTTGCCGATACACAACCACTGGAACTTGCTGATGTAGTACCAGACACAGGCACACCTGCAACTACTACAGGCGCAGCAATGTCGTTTGACGATGCCTTTGCTGCTGCACGTGCAGAAGAGGCACGTTTGGGCATTTCATCAGGTACATCACAGTTTGAATTTAATGGTCAGATGTATTCAACTGCAACTGCAGAAGAAGCTGCAGCAACTGCACAGCCGCAAGCACAAGAGGTAGAGCAGAAAGGTAAATACGATCCAACTGCATCTGCATTATCTGGTGGATACACAACCAACACACTAAGTGAAGCGGAACAAGATGCGTTTGACTATGCTGTTGATAGTGGCAATAGCGCAGTTGCAGACCACTACGCAAGTGTAAACAGACTACGCAACAAACAAGATGAGTTTGCTGCAAGTGGATTTGATGAAACACTTGGTAGATCGCTTGGACTTTCTCAAACTGATATGGATCAAGCACGTGAGTTTGGTGGTAGTGTACAAACTGCTATTAACGAAGGACGTGCAACAGATGACGGTAATCCATTTACACCAGTACAAGTTACAGACCCTACTCCCACTACATCAACGGGTGGTCGTGACGATGATAGTGGCAGTACTACAACTACCTCAACTAGCAGTAGAGACACTAACATTGCTTCATCAGGCCGTAGTGAAACACAAATTCAAGCTGATATTAACGCTGCGCTAGAAGCATCGGGTGATGTGTGGACATCAGAACTAAATGATCTTGTAGCTGAACGTGACAGTGCTCGTTCTAATGAGGGTAGTTCTACACCTGCTGCTTCCTCTGGTAGTGATGATGGCGGTGGTGGCGGTGGAGGCGCATCTAATAACAGTGGTTGCGTAATTGCCACACATGCTGTAGCAAGTGGAGCATTTCAAGTAAGAGATAAAGCTAATGCAGTAGAATGGTGTAAGAAAACACTTCACGATAAATGGTGGGGTGAGACTATGCGTAAGGGTTACAGGTACTTAGGCCGTAAACACATTGAAAATGGAACAGCCGAAACTGTGTATAAAGAATTTAAAGAATGCATTGAGTGGGCAAATGGTAAACGTCCATTTAATATAAAAATTGCATCAAGGTATTATTATCGTGCTGCACAAACATTTTTTGTTGGACTTTTCGTAAAAGAGGACGTATAATGGATAGACAGAATACATACGGAGAATACCTATCACAAGTAGGTATGCGTTATAACAAACTTTCAGAAGATGAAAAAGATATGTTACGTGCCATGCGTGGTACTCAACAAGGTTTGGTTCTTAGTAAAGTGCTAGGAAACGAATTGGCACTTGCAGATATGGGTAGAAAAAGAACACCTACTGCTGCGCCAAAAAGACGTGGACTAGCTACACGATAAACTAGCTAGATACGCTGGCTACTCATCCCCCATCCAACATGGCTACGGTGGCCCCAGTTAAGGAAAATAAAATGCAAGACGCAATGGTAGAAAAAGTAGAAACTAAATCTGCTTTTATTAATAAAAAATATAGTAACGAAGATCGACTAAAAAAAGAAGAAGAAGAACTAGAACAGTTAATGGCTGAACAAAAGGGTGAAGCTCCTGAACAAGAAGCAGAACCTGCAAACGCAGAAGAAAAATCTTTTAAGAAACGCTACGGTGATCTACGAAGACACATGCAGCAAAAAGAAAAAGAGTGGTCTGATAAGTTTGATAGCATCCAAAAACAACTAACAGAAGCCACTAAAAAAGAAATGAAACTACCTACATCTGAAGAGCACTTAGATGCTTGGATGAAAAAGTATCCAGATGTAGCAGGGATTGTAGAAACAATTGCAATCAAGAAAGCAAAAGAACAGGCATCAGAGTTAGAAGAACGTGTAAAAGCAGTAGACGAAATGCGTGAAACTGCAGCACGAGAAAAAGCAGAAGCAGAGTTAATGAAGCTGCATCCTGACTTTGATGACATTCGTGATAGTGATGACTTCCATGAATGGGCAAATGAACAGCCTAAGTGGGTACAAGACGCACTATACGAAAATGATAACGATGCTCGTGCTGCTGCACGTGCTATTGATTTATACAAATCTGACAAGAACATTAGTTCTAAGAAGAAACGTAATACAGACAAAGACGCTGCACGTTCTGTAAACTCACGTAACTCACGTAGTAGACCAGACACAAGCGATGGTTCAGGTGCAATCCTAGAATCAGAAGTCAATAGAATGTCTGCACAAGAATACGAAAAACGTTCTGACGAAATCATGGAAGCTATTCGTACAGGCAATTTTGTATATGATTTATCTGGTAATGCTAGATAAGCTATTGACATATAGATTTTTATAAGTATAACTATATGTATAATCGTAAGTGGTACAGCCCCTATATGGAATACCTGTGCCACTTTACAATATTAGCAAACAACATATCCTTTCGGACAACCTAATGTCTCATGGCCCATTAAGTGTAGTATAGGCCAATATTACATAAAATGCACCCTAGTAGAGTTAGCCTTCGTATAAGTATAGTTAGTTTTGCATCTGTCGTGCTCAATGCTATAAGGAGAATTACAATGGCATTTTCAACAGCAGCAGGTTACGGGAACTTACCAAACGGTAACTTTTCTCCAGTAATCTATTCCAAACAGGTGCAACTTGCATTCCGCAAGGCATCTGTTGTTGAAGCGATCACAAACTCGGATTATTTTGGTGAGATTGCCCAAATGGGTGACTCAGTAAAAATCATCAAAGAACCTGAGATTACTGTGAAAGCGTATGGTCGTGGTACAACAATCACTCCACAAGATTTGGATGACGAAGATTTTTCATTGACAATTGATAAGGCCAACTATTTTGCCTTCAAAGTCGATGATATTGAGGAAGCTCACTCCCACGTCAATTTCCAAAGTCTTGCAAGTGACCGTGCTGCGTATCGTCTATCTGACCAGTTTGACCAAGATGTACTTGGTTACTTATCTGGTTTTAAACAATCTGCACTACATAGTAATGCTGATACCACTAACACAACTGTTAATGGTTCTGTTGCTGTATCAACTGCAGGTACAGACGAATTGCTTGACAGCATGAAGTTAGATGGTTCTGACTTTAATGCAGGTACAGGCGGTCAGTCTATTGCACTATTGCCACGTACTGGCGGTGCAACAGCTACACCTTCAACTGCAGGTGAAGCAAACCCACTACAACTTATTGCTCGTATGGCTCGTAAGCTAGACCAGCAAAATGTTGACACTCAAGGACGTTGGCTCGTTGTTGATCCAGTATTTATGGAAATCCTTCGTGATGAAGATTCACGTCTTCAAAATGCGGATTACGGTGAATCTGGTGGTATCCGTAATGGTCTTGTTGTAAACAACCTACACGGTTTCCAAGTACACGTGTCTAACAACCTACCAACTTTTGGTTCTGGTCCTGCAACAAACGCAGCGTCAAACGCAACTAACTACGGTGTTATCGTAGGTGGTCATAGTTCAGCCGTTGCAACTGCAGAGCAGATCAATAAGACAGAAACATATCGTGACCCTGACAGCTTTGCTGACATTGTTCGTGGTATGCATCTATATGGTCGCAAAATCCTACGCCCAGAGGCGTTGGTTAATGCGCTTTACAACTTGCGATAGGGGGGTATAGACAATGGCTAATATTACTGCTTTACTACATCCTGCTTCTGGCAATTCCCAGCGTGGGCGTAATCCATACTATGTCGATGTTACTATTGACTTGACAACAAACAGTATTGCACCTGGAGATACTATCCAAGCAATTACTGTTCCTGCTAACACTTTAATTATGGCAGCAGGATTTCAAGTTACAGAATCTGCAACCATGAATACTGGTACAGATGCTACTGCTGCTCTTGGCTTCACTGGTGGTGATGTTGATGAGTTTGCTGCAGCACTTGACATTGACGGTGCGTCTGACGGTGACTATGCGCCACAGGTTGCAATTGATGGACTTGCTCCATCTACTTCTGCTGACACAATTGACTTTGTATTAGCAGGTAGTGGTGCGTCATTCTCAGCAGGTAAGCTACGTGCTTACGCTGTAATGATGGACATCAGCGATCAAGGTGACATGGCTGCTAATGAAGTAGCTCGTGACAACGCTTAGATAAATACTTGAGAGGCTGCTTTAGGGTGGCCTCTTAAACTTAACTAGAGGATTTCAAACATGGGCGTTACAACAGCAATGTGTAATAGTTTTAAAACAGAATTACTTGGCGGTATCCATGATTTGGATACGCATGTAATAAAACTTGCACTTATTAAGGCTTCTCCTACAGAAGATTATGGGGCTGCTACAACTACGTATGATGGTAGTAGTGGAGGTAATGGTACATCATTAACCCAAGGTACAAATGATGAAGCAACAGGTACTAACTATACTGCAGGTGGTGGATCAGATGGCACACTAGCTGGTGCTAGTATTTCTTTATCAGGATCAACAGCTATTGTAGATTTTACGGATGCTGTTTTTAATAACGTAACAACATCAGCAGATGGTTGTCTTATTTACAATTCATCAGCATCTAATCGTGCAATCGCAGTAATTAGTTTTGGTGGTACAGTAAGTGCTACAGCAGGTGATTTAACAATTGAGTTTCCACCAACAGGCGGTAGTTCTCCTGATAGTTCAAACGCAGTAATTCGTATTGCCTAAGAGGTAAGCTATGGCTATAGTAGCAGCTTCAGCACGTTACGGCACAGGTGCTTATGGTACATCTAGTTACGGTGTTGAAGACATATCAACTACCCTTACTGGTGTTGCTGCTACAGGTGCTATAGGTACAGTAGAAGATCAAACTACTGAAAGACTAGACAGTGTAAGTGCAACAGGTACAGTACAGGCACTTGCTCAAGTTAAGGTCAGTGAAAGATTAGATAGTGTTAGTGCCACAGGCACAATTAATACACTTCACATCAATAACAAATTTACACTTGCAAATGTATCTGCTACAGGAACAATAGAACCTGTATCTGCTGGTGGTTTTGAAATTGACATCAGTGAGCGTATTACAGATGGTGTTAGTG